CCTAAGTCAATGCCACCACCACCACGAGGAGTGATACCTGCATTTCCTTGATATCTTGCATTATTAACACCAGCTTTTTTGCCAGTTGTTTTAAATGCTGATACGCTTCCTTTTCTGCCTCTTGCCATTTCTAATCTCCTATCCTGTTTGTCATATTAAATTCCGTTATCTCTTTGTAGTGAAACATTTGTAGTGCCATTGTGAGATGTGTCCGCACCTGTTACTGAATTTCCTTCATACAAATGATGACTTGTTGAGTCATTACCTGTAAATGTGCCATCACTTGTAACAAAACGATAGCCTTTTCTTAATACATAAGTCCAAACTGAGTCCGTTCCTGGGCCTGTAGTGTAACCTTGACTTACAAAAGCAACGGTATGACTACTTTGTATAGTAGAAACAGCACTTTCTAAACTATTTGAATCAGGTCTTAATACAAAAGAAATTAATTCAGTAGTAGATGAAAAGTTACTAACACCAAATACATTCGTAGTTCCAAACTTAACTAAACCTGTTGCATTAGGTGAACTAACAGTAGTACCATTGAATACTATTGTATGAGTATGCCAATTTAAAGTAGTACCGTTAAAAGATATAGGCATTATGAGGTTGCAATAGTTAATGTTGTTCCAGATAACGAGGCTTTAACTAAGCCTAGTACACTAGATGATGCAGCAGGAGTATTAGCTTGTACAAAAGCTGTTGTAGCTAACTGCGTTGTGTTTGTTGTTGTTGCTGCTGTTGGTGCTGCTGGCGTTCCAGTAAATGTAGGGTTTGCTAATGGAGCTAAACCATTAACTGATGCTGTATCTGCTGCCTTAACAAATGCTGTAGTTGCTACTTGTGTTGTATCAGTTCCTGCATTTGCTGTTGTAGCACTAAAGGCTTGCGAAGCACTACCTGCTAAATCTGCTTTAGTATTAACTGCTGATTGTACTGCTGTAAATTCTGTGTTAAAGTCTGCACCAGATATTACTTTGTTTGCATCTGAGTCAGCAAGGGCATCCTTACCAGACCAAGAAACTGCTAATGTATAATTACTCATCTTATTTTCCCTTGTTTATGAAGAAGTGTTAACGCTTGTAAAGAAGCATTGAAACCATTGCTTTCTATACTAAATGCGAATTGAATGTTTTTTGCTGAGCCTGTTAAATTTGTTCTATATTCTTGTAAACCAAACACAGGTTTATATGTAGAGTTACTTGGATGTGTTGATGCAACATGAGTATGAGTAACTGTTGTTGCTCCATATAAAGAACTAGAAGCACCCCATAGTGAAGTTGTGCCTGTAGTTGCTGGATTTAAAGTAATTTGCGTTGTTGCTGATGGAGTAGGACTATAATCTTTATACCATTTTAAACCTAATGTTGAGCCAGAACCACCTTCCATAATCATAAACAATCTTTTAAGTAAAGACGCTGATACTTCTTGTCCTAAGTCTACCCATGTAGTTGTAAAATTTCCAGTATAAGAAGCATTTGTAGCTGTAGTTCCATTTGCTGCTAAATCAACATCAAAGAAACCTTCATATCCAGCAATACCACCATCTTTTTGTCCAACTAATAAACCATATAAAACTGTATAAGCCATACTAGCTGGCTCTCTATCATTATCAAAAGTCCAAGTAGTCACTCTTGGAGTGTTGTTAGGTGTTGCATGTTTAAAATCAAATACATAAGTTATATTTTTATCAACAAAAGATAATATATAAATTCCTTCGTTTTCAACATACACAGCTTTCATATTTGTACTTTGACCTATGTGTCTAATCAAAGTATCTTTTACATTTAAAGATAAATCTGTTAAAGGTAACTTATCTTTTTCTGTTGTACGAGCTAATGACCTTAATCCTGTACTCGAAACAAAAACTAAATCATCACCTATAGCTTGTACTGAATCTCTACTTACACAACCTACACCTTGTATAACTTCATTAAGTGCCATACTTCCAATAATGTTAGGGCTGTCATAGATTGCAATATTGTTTTTACCAAACACAACTAGCTTACCAAAGAATGGTGCTATAGCTACAATATCATCTACGCCCCAAACAGTTTTTAAATCAATTAAACCACCGCCAATCCAATCATCACCATCTAATAAATTTGAATAAAACAATACATCTTTTTGTTCTGCAACACCACCTACCCACAATCTTCCATAAAATCCTGCACCACAACTAGGTTTAAACTCACCATTAGATACACTAGGAGGGTCAGAATATGTTGCAACAGCAACATTATCATTATGTGTTGCTGCACTTGAAGAACCTACACCTCTAGTTAATCCTACAAATGTTGTGCCTGTAATACTTGTATAAGAAAGAACTTCGCTTTCAATAATTATTTGACCTTCTGGTGGAAATCCTACTGTGCTGTCAACAATTATAGTAGTAGCACTATTAGTTATATTACTTGAGTTGTTAATAGCAGTAGTATTGTAATGTTGTGACCAACGCTCACCACTATCCGCAGCACCATCATATTTTTGTGGTATTGCATTTACATGTAAACAATGTAATCTTCTATTAAAGTTAATAAACTGCCAATTACCTGTTGTGTTGGCAACAGTTCTTTTTACATTTACACCACTACTAGGAAATGCTGCATCTGTATCAGTAAAATCTATTGTAAATATTGAAGTGCCATGACTAGCAAATATTTTATTTGTACCTTGGTCGTTATGTTCTACAATAGAATTAATTGCAGCACCACTTGGTGCAATTTTTTGTTTAAAACCTTTTCTAAAAGCAATACGACCAGACTCTCTTAACACTACATTTTCAGCATGAGTAAGCCATTGAGGTGGTAAAGTTGCTGGATTGTCTTGTGTATTTAATCCATTAATCCCTATGTCAGTTAAGGGTTGATATGTTATTGACTTAGCCATTAGTTAATATACCAATCTGATTCATATTGAGTATTACCACTATCTAATATAATAGCTTGTTTAAGTGCTTCACTAGCTTCTTCTGCCATAAGGCTAGACTGAGTACCACCATCTTCACCACGCTCTGAAATTGCTCTAGCCCATGCACCTAGTATTACTGGCTTAGAAGGAATTTTTAATACAGAAGCAGCCGTAGATAAATCATCTTGATATTTAACTAACTCAAAGTTTATTGTTTCAACACTTGTAGGAACTGGTGATAAATCTATTTTTAAATTATTTGAAGAATCACTACCATTAAATGAATAATAAAAAGGTTGACCATCATCATCAGTAGGAAACTTTACTGTATTAATATACACTTTACTAACTTGTTTTAAATGATGTCCAGAGTTAGTATTAACAGCATCTAAAATTTTAATTTCTTGACCAGAAGATAAATTATAATTTTTAGTTCCACTAACAGTATTAAAACTTTTTGTTTCTCTAAGATTTAACCAATCGTGATACCCTTCTATACTTCTTTTTGAATCGTTAATTAAAGAACCTATTAATTTATGATAAGCAGATACATTAGCAGCATCATTAATATTACCAGCCCAATCAGTAGGAATTGTATCTTCTCTAAGTCTTATTAATACTTGGTTAATTAATTCTCTATATGTCATAGTTATCCTTTAATTATTGTTCCCCAAACTGAGGCTTTACCTTTTACTATATCTACAACTTCTACTTGAAAATTTCCATTATCAAAAAAAGTTACAATTCCAAAAGCATGATTCCAGTTATGTAATCTACCTTTAAGCCAAGTATTGTTTTCTGCCGACATATCTTTTAAACAACCCATAGCCCATGAACTTATGTTTCCATCTAACAATCTAGTAGCTGAATGTCGTGCTACGTCATGTACGTGGCCGTACATTAAATTTGTTCCGTAAGCATCTAAATGTTTCTTAGCATGATTGCCACCTGTATAAGCACCATGTACAAAAGACAACTTACCAATAGATAATACTTCATTATACTTGCGGTACTCATATCCTCTTTCATCCCACTTACACGCATTTCTAAATGTGTATTGGTCTAAATAAGGATTCTCTTCTACAAATGCATCAAGCCATTCGTCGTGATTACCTGCTAATATATGCCTAGTATTACATTTAACTTTATCTAAGGCTTTATCAAATCTATCTATTTGTTTGTTAACTGCCTTAATTTCTGCATCTATTTCTGGTAGTTGGTACTCTAGTGGTGGTCTTTTTCTGCGTTTGTACTTGTGTCCAGATACAGATTCCCACTCTCCAACATCACCCAGATTAATAAATATGTCTGGTTTAATAAATTCTATCGCTTCTAATACTACTTTGACTGCCTTTTCATCATGTACGGGAAAATGCTGGTCGGGTATAACAATCGCCCTTTTCATTTATTACCTACCTTTTGCTAGTTGTGCTCCAAAGTAGAATTCGATTATCATTGTTGCCCATCTAAATATTTCATCAAACTTCAACATCCCTTCTACAGTAACATATTCTATCACATCTGGGGTTAATTGCAATCCAAACAAACTTGCCCCTTCTATTACTGTGGGTATTACTGTTGGTACATCCCAAAACACAGGAGCAACTTGAGTAAATATTACTAACGCAAGTATCACAAATATAATAACTCTGCGATTAAGTGCAGCCATAGGACTTTCTTTAGCTGCCATTTCTCTTGCTTGATTAATAGAATCATTGCGTACTTGTAGATTCTGTATCATCATTTTTTGTTGTTCTTGTGCTGCTTGACTTTTTAAAGCAAGTAACTTTCCAATAAAACCTAATGCTATTGGTGCTATATTTGTAAGAAATCCTATCACGATAAACTCAACAAGAGTAAGTAAGATTCCATTGGTGCTAAATTTATTATAAATCCTATCATACTAAAGTTAATGCCTCTATAATTCCAATTTGTGAAATAACAAACCAACCCAACGCCCCGTAAACACCATATTTTATTTGTAGTAAAGAAGTATTAATTTTTTGTATGCAACCATTAGTGTCATCAATCTTGCTAAACAACTTAGCTATTTGTATAGAATGTTTATCCAATTGCAATTCTACTCTAGTTAATTTATCTTCCATTATTTGCCTTTCTTTTTGGGAAAACCTTTTTTCATATTAGCATATGCTTTTTTAGATATAGTAGATTTCTTTTTTGTTCTACTTGTACCAGCTTTTTTTCTTGCATTTATGTTTGCGTATAATCCTTTTGCCATTACCATTTCACCTTGTTAGACCAATATGCTGCACTTGTTTTACCTTTAGCTATGTTTTTGCCATGTCTAGCTTTAAATGATTTAGAACGAGGAGTTGTTGTTCTGTCACCTGTAACACCTTGTTGTCCAAATCTTATAGTTTTTATAGTGCTGCCTTCTTTTGCTACAACTACATGACTTTTAGTTTTATGGTTAGGAGTTCTTTTAGGTTTATTAAAACCAGATACTCCTGCTCTTGCTAATCTTGGGTCTTTAGGCATACATCTCCTAGTTTGCTAATGGGTTGTCTAAGGCTCTTTGTAGTTTACTACCTAGCCTATCCTCTAACTCTTTAATCTTTCGGTCTGTATCAGAGTATAAGGCATCTCTACGAGCATCAAACCTTTCTCCAGCTACATCAATAGTTTTATCTATTTTATCTTGTGAAGCATTAACTTTATTTTCTAACCTATCCATAAGAGATTCTTGTCTAGCAAGGTCATCCTTCAAGTCATTCTTAATAGTACGAGTATAATCTTTAGCTAACTCTACAGCCTCTCCTATACCCACTAATGACTCTTCAATAAC